ATGCGGGCAAGGTCGATGATCCGTCGCTGTTCTTCTTTGGCCGGTGGGCTGGTCCTGAGCATGATGATCTGTCGACGGTCGAGCTGCGGATGGCGGCGGTCGCTGATGCGACTGGTCCGATCGGAGAGTTCGGCCCGGGTCAGTACGAGCGGATCGCCAAGGACTACGACCGCCGAGGTGTAGACAAAGCCTATTGGGAACGGGTCTATCTGAATCGGTGGCGCCAAGGCGGCTCGCAAGCGTTCAACATGGTTAAGGTCTCGAACCTATTTGTGGATCAGCCGATTCCGGATGGGGCTTTCGTCGCGGCCGGGTTCGACGGCGCGAAGTTTCGGGACGCCACCGCGCTGGTGATCACTGACATTGAGACGGGTTGGCAGCAGTTGTTGGGGTTGTGGGAGCGTCCCGAGTTGGCTGACGAGTGGGAAGTTCCGTTCGATGAGGTCGACCAGGTGGTGGACGACATGATGTCGCGGTTTGAGGTGTGGCGGATGGCGTGTGATCCGCCGTTCTGGACCGCTGAGGTGGCTGGTTGGGCGCAGCGCTATGCGGATCGGGTCATTGAGTGGCATACGGTGCGGAAACGGCCTATGGCCGATGCCTGCCGCGCTTATGCGGAGGCGGTCGAGTATGTGGACAACCCGGAGACAGCGGAAATTCGGTTCGCCGCCAATCCCTGGCGCGATGACCTTGTCCGGCATATGGGTAACGCAGGGCGACGTGAACTGAGCATGGTTGATGACAAGGGTCAGCCGTTGTGGGTGATGCAGAAACAAGAGGGCCGCCTCGAAGACAAGTTCGACGCGGCGATGGCGGGATGCTTGTCGTGGACAACATGTTTGGACGCGCGGCGTAGTGGTGCCCGGCCGAAACCGAAAGCGTGGCTTCCACGCCGACTCCGATAGGCGAAAGGGGAGCTGATGGCGCGCACGCCCGAGCAGTGGCTCCCGGTACTAGCGAAGCGAATGGACGACAATGGTCCTCGTGTGAGGCGGTTGAAGTCGTATCGGGATGGGAACGCGCCTCTTCCTGAAGCGGGGGACAACGTCAGGGAGTCGTGGCAGCGGTTTCAGCGTGAAGCGAGAACTAACTGGGGTCAGTTGATTCTTGAGGCTGTCACTGATCGGATTGTTCCCAAGGGCATTGTGGTGGCAGGTGATTCACAATCAGATGTCGCGAAACAGGCGCAGCGGATTTGGCGTGACAACCGCATGGATTCGGTTATTCAGGATTGGATTCGTGACGGGTTGTCGTATCGGCAGTCGTATTTGACATGCTGGCCATCCGAGAACGGCCGAGCGGTGATCACGGCTGACTCTCCTGAGTCGATGTGTGTAGCTACTGATCCACTGCAGCCGTGGCGGGTTCATGCTGCGTTGCGGTGTTGGCGGGATGTCAATGCCGGAAATGATTTCGCGGTCGTGTGGGCTGAAGCTGGTTATCAGAAGTTTTCCCGTCCGTCGATGTCCACCACTGATAGTGGGTCGACGGTTTTGACGACTCTGGTGCAGGGCAAGTGGTATCCGCTTAGTGAGGCGGTGGAGACTGGTAAGGCACCTCCGGTGGTGGTGTTCAACAATCCGTCCGGGGTCGGCGAGTACGAGCCGCATACCGATCTGATCAACCGGATCAATAACGGGATTCTGCGCCGGTTAACGATTGAGGCGATGCAGGCGTTCCGGCAACGGGCGCTTAAGGCCGATAAGGATTCTGGCGGGTTGCCGCGAAAGGATGAGAACGGCAACGATATCGACTGGGGAAAGATTTTCGAGCCTGCCCCGGGCGCGTTGTGGGATTTGCCGCCGGGTTTGGATTTGTGGGAGTCGCAGTCGACTGATATTCAGCCGTTGTTGATGGCGTCGAAGGACGATGTGCGGCAACTGTCGGCGGTCACCCGAACTCCGCTGCCGATCTTGATGCCGGACAACACGAATACGTCGGCTGCAGGGGCTAATGCGGCTGAGGGTGGCTACATCGCGAGGTGCGCTTCTCGTTTGGCTGAGGCGAAGATCGGCGGTGAGGCGATCCTGCTGAAGGCCCTCGAAACCGAAGGCGTTGACGGCTTGGACTCGCTCACGATCGAGTTGCTGTTTGAACCGGTTGAGCGGGTCACCTTGACCGAGAAGTATCAGGCGATGCAGATGGGCGCTGCGGCGGGTGAGCCTATCCAGGCCCTTGAGGCTGATGTTCTCGGTTTGTCGCCGGAACAGGTGCGGCAGAACGATGTTCGCCGAGCAGCAGCTGCGATGAATGCCCTTTTCGCGCAACCTAAAGCGCCAGCGGTGAGCGGCAGTGACAGCGCCGGTAACGGTCGACCGCAGTAGCTACGAAGCGGCGGTCGCCGCGCTGCGTGCTCAACTGGTTGCCTATCTGGGGCAATTCTGGGTCACGGCGGATCTGACGGACTTCACGATTCAACAGCTGACACAGATCGTCGCCCCTGCTGTCGAGGCGGCCCAGCTGCAGATCGCTAATCTGACAAGCGTTTACATGGCGGCAGCCACCGTAAGTGAACCGCTTCCGGTAGCGGATTCCGTACTCACCGGGCGTGGTGTCTCGCCGGACGTGGTGTACGCCCGGCCGGTGATTCAAGCCAGGACGATGGTGTCGAAGGGCGAAACCATCGTTGATGCGATGAAAGCCGGTCAACGCCGGCTGGAGTCGATCGCTACCACGGACTTGCAGATGGCGAAGATTCGTCAGGCACAGTCTTCGCTCAAGCATGGCGGTAAGACCCACTATCGGCGGGTTCTGAAGGGCACCCATAACTGCGCGATGTGCATCATCGCTTCGACTCAGCGCTACTACACAGCCAAGCTGATGCCGATCCACCCTGGTTGCGACTGTGATGTCGAACCTCTCGAGCGTGGCCGGGATCTCGTCATCGATGGTCGCTTGCTAGAAGCGGCCCACCAGAAGGTGAAAGACATCACCGGTATCTCCGATCGTGGTGGTCGTGAGCCGGATTATCGAAAACTGTTGGTGATCAACCAACACGGTGAACTTGGTGACGTGCTGACTTGGCGCGGCCAAAAGTTCACCAGCCTTGACCAGCTCAAGGACTGAATTCTTCCCCACCGATCCGTGTGGGGTTTCGCCCCGAGATAGGGCGACCCAACTTTGCGAGATGCAAAGGAAACACCCAATTGTCTGAACCTGTTGCGACTCCGAATGACATGCCAAGTGCGGACGCTGACACCCCCGAAACCGAGATGGTGACGGAACAGCCAGAACAAACACCGCAAGGGCTGTCCCCCGACAAGCTCGCAGAACTCAACCGAACCCTTCGCGATGAACGCAACCAGTGGAAGCGGGAAGCGCGAGAAGCCAAGGAACAAGCCGAATCCCTGCGTAAGCAATGGGATGAGATGAAGACCAGGCTCGGTGTGGACGAGAAGTCCGAGTTCGACCCGAAAACGGCGATTGAAACCCTCCAACGCCAAATCGAGTCCGAACGAACCGAACGGTTGCGTGCTGATGTCGCCCGCGACTTGAATGTCGACCCGGCGTTCATCCTCGGAACCACTGAGGACCAGATGCGTGAAACAGCGTCCAAATATTTGGACGACGTCAACAGGCGCATCGAGGACGCCATCAAGGCCAAGAACCTACCCGCCGCACCGCCAGCATCGACGGTGACGAGCGACGGGAAAATCGCTGGCCCGCAACAGATCACCAGTCATGCGGAACTCAAGAAACTCCCCACAGCTGAACGAGTCAAAGCCTACAAAGACGGCCGGCTCAACGAGCTGATGGGGAAGTCATAACCCCAACTTCTGAAAGGAGAGAGCCATGGCTCTCAGTAATTTCATTCCCGAAGTCTGGGAGGCGATGCTGCTCGAGCGGTGGGAGAACGAGAAGGTTCTCGCTGCACTGCTCGATCGGCACTACGAAGGCATCGCGTCCCGCGGAAACACCGTCCACATCTCCGGGGTGGTGAAGCCGTCTGTCAAGAACTACAAGGACAACGGCCGCACCACGTCAGCGGATGCCATCACCGACACCGGAGTTGATCTCCTGATCGATCAGGAGAAGAACTTCGACTTCTACGTCGATGACATCGATCGCGTTCAGGCTGCTGGCTCCGTGGAGGACTACACCAACGCCGCCGCCGACGCCCTCATCGAGGACGCCGACCAGTTCATCGCCTCGATGTTGGTCACCGACGGTAACGTGTTGCCCTACTCGTCCATCTCGACCGGCGACAACGCGTTTGACGTGTTCGTGTTGGCTCACAAGCAGCTCAACATCAACAAGGCCCCCACGGCTGGTCGTGTGGCCGTGGTGAATCCGGCGATGGAGTACTACCTGTTGAAGGCGGACTCCAAGCTGACTGCGGTCGACAAGTCCGGCGAGAATTCTGGGCTGCGTAACGCCACGGTCGGGCAGATCCTGAACTTCCGCACGGTGCGCTCCAACAATCTGCCTGAGGTGGATTCACCGCAGGCGGTGTTCTTCCACCCCTCAGCTGCGGCGTATGTGTCGCAGATCGACACCGTGGAAGCGTTGCGGGCCGATAACCGCATCGCTGACCGTGTGCGTGGTCTGCACGTGTACGGCGGCAAGGTTGTTCGCCCGGAGGGCGTGCTGGTCTGGAACGAGCAGGGCACTTAATCCTGTGGAGACACTCGCTTCAGCAGGGGATGTCGCTCTAGCGTTGGGGTTGGAGGACGAATTCGCGTTCTCCGATTCCCAGCGCCGTCGGGTGGATGGCCTGCTGGAGCGGGTGTCTCGCCGGTTTCGGATTGAGGCTGAACGACCTTTCACACCAGGCACTGAGACGGTGCGACTCTTGGCAGTGGCAGGCAAAGTTCGTTTACCGGAACAGGTTACCGACGTGACGTCGGTGACCGCTTCCCGTGGTACGGAAACTCTCGATCTCGACTACGTCCTCGAGGGGCAAACGCTGGTGTGTGAATACGCCGGATGTCCTGTTCCGACTGGGGTGAGCGTCACGGTCACCTATA